GGAAGAAGTTGAGGGGTGTTATCAATACATCGACCTCCATCTACTGCTTGCAGGCTTTTGTATTCCAGGGGGCCAACAAATTAGTGAACGACACGTTCAGAACGCCACCTACGGGCGGCGGGAGGGGGGTCAGGTTTTGGCAAGAGTTGATAGCAGATGCAAAGCTTAGCTATGTGCTGCCGTTGGACTATCCGAAGTTTGATCACCTGCCCTGCTGGCTGTGGATAGTGCGTACTCTGGATTCGATGGCGGTTAGTGTCATACCCAAGGGCAAGGAAGGGAGGCAGAGACGGAACGCATGGGTGAGGTGTAGGGAATTGATGCGAGTAAGCATAATACGCGTTTTAGGCGAGGACATCTCATACGTCGGAGGTGTGTTAAGTGGGTGGTACGTCACTGCCCTGCTAGACACCGCGATAAATGGTATTCTCGTAGCGGGTATGAGGCTGACGTATCACCTACAGCAGATAGCACCTCCTGCGCTTAAGGGGGACGACGTAGTGCTGCATCCGCCGAGTAGGACGCAGGCGCAGCGATGGCTCGACGTATTTATGGAGTTGCTTGAGATTACGGTTGCGGGGTTCCAGACAGATGGCATGCGTAGCGAATTTCTGCGGTATGAGTATGACAAGTCAATTCCTGGTCGGAGGGGCTACCCGAGCCGTGCATTTGCGGGCGTGCTGTGGGGTAATGCCTACACGTCGGGAGGTGTGATCCTGGCCTCAGAGTTGTGTTCCTTGTTCGAGCTGCTTATAAATAGGGGCATGCACAGGGGTAGGTGCACGGAGTTGCTCATCATGAGACTGCAGTCGCATTTCAGAGCATCTGCCAAAGATTGCAGCGACTACTTGCACACGCCTGCGTGTGAGGGGGGCAGGGGGTGGACACCTGAGGCATATCGGTGGGTGCGGCTATCTAGGCTGGAGGAGGTATCTGCGGAAGGCAAACGGCTGTCCAAGTTCGACGACCTACTACCGGGGGCAGTGGCAGACATCTCTGCAACAGCGCAGCATCTGGCCGTCCCTATGTATGGTTTAGACGACATGGTGGCTGGGTTGACGCTCAAGAATGGGAAGACATCGTCGGACAGGGAGTTCTTGGCAGTTGTGAAGCGGTGGACGAGGCTTCCGACAGATCAGCCCGTTCCGTGGGTAAGACTCGCCAATCCACGGTGGTCCATAGATAGTCTGTTCATGGGAG